ATCAGCCACAGTGTCCGTTCAGACAATGTGGTGCGTAATCTGCCAACGCCACCGAAGTTCGTTTCTTCCCTCGCGGAGAAGATTGATGGAGCTACTCGTAGTGCCAATATAACTAAGTCTTTAGCAAAGTACGTTAAACGTAATCCGCTGACTAAGTTGGGCCACGAGAATGCCACCTTGTCTTCCAGAGGAACTAGAAGTAAAAACATCGGGTCAATGATAGGAGACTCCCTTCCGTCCGGTTGTTCACCGGATGTTAGAAAGAAGCTAGTTCTATCGATTCAGGTACTTGTCGACTATGCTAAACTTTACGGCTTTCGCTCGGATTCGTTCGATGCAGAGTCGACCCTACTACACTGGCAGATATGCTCAGCGGAGTGCGGGTGGATTAAATTTCTAAAGTATAAGCTAGCCGCCTACATGGCCTACTATTTGGGTGGGACCCTCCCGAAGAAGCCTTTTAAGGCGGAGGATCACCCTAACCAGCTCGCTGGTGGGACATTAGGTCGGTTCATTCGCATGATTGAACAGACCCCCGATCGAAGCAACAGTTTTGCCGTGGGCATACTGTATGTCAAGAAAGGGATGCCCCGTCCGGGAGATGATGCACTCGAACGTGCTTTAGTAGATACCAAGCAGGTCTTGACAACGGTTAAGTCCGTACCAGTATCCCCATTCTCCTCAAAGGCTGTAATAGCCGAGGAAGTAAGGAGAACAGTACGGGAGGTCTTCACACAGCGGATATCCACCGCCGACCTCCATCGTCCCTTTGCACCTTCAGTGAAAGCCAATTATGTCGACTCGCGTTCGAAGTTCGGCACCTTTGGAACACTGATGGATGAGAGCATGGTGATGAATCGTGTACACCCCAGTTTAGCCGATAAGCTATACAGGGATGCCGTTGAAATAGATGAGGATTCTGATGAGATAAGTGATGAGAGATTCGTGCGTCTAAGGGTCCGCCCCAGTTTTCGAGCTGAGGTGGAAGGCGTTTACCGCGAGGTTTACGCCAATGCGCGCGAAAGAGCTATGAGTGAAGTGGCAAGTGTTAAGCTTGTCGCCCTCCCAGAGGCACTTAAGGTGAGGGTCATATCGAAAGGCCCTCCCCTTACCTACTTCACTCTTAAGCCAGTACAGAAGTTTCTTCTTCGACAGATGCGAAGGCTCCGAGCCTTCAAGCTTGTCGGCGAAACCGTTACTCCCGAATTCCTCGAAGAGGCGTTTAAGGGTGTCGTCGGAAAGTTTCACTCTCTTGATTATCAGAGTGCTACGGACCTTCTCGATCCGGAGATATCTGGAGTCGCGGTTGAGGAAATTTGTGATTCTGTCGGTATGCCATCTGACTTGCGTGAGCTATTTCACAAAGCTCTAACGGGTCATGATATTGAGGGGGACCCCCAGGTCTGGGGCCAGCTCATGGGTTCCATAGTATCATTCATAGTATTGTGTGTGGTAAATTTGAGTGTCATTCGACACGCCTACGAAGTCAGTGAAGACACTCGGGTCTCTGTTGTGGAGATCCCAGCTGTTGTGAACGGCGACGATGGTCTTGTTCGCGCTAGCGACAAGTTTTCTGATATTTGGGAATCGATCGCCCTTGTGGCTGGTTTGGTTCCTTCAGTTGGGAAAGTGTACACTCATGAAGTCTACGCGAACATAAACTCAACATCTTACTCCGTCGAAAACGATAAGTTCGGCCTAGTCAAGTACCCTAACATGGGACTCATCATGGGTCTTAATCGTTCCGGGGGAAAGTCAGATGTTGTGGATGCGTCCGTTAACTATGATAATCCGTTTTCAAAATCACTCGGGGCTCGTCACCACGCTCTTATGGACTCTTGTCCTGAAGATTTGCGTTTAGCCGTCCACGAGCTTTTCTTGATGCATAACGGTGCTACTTTGAAATCAACGCGTGTACCCTGGTACGTTCCTGAAACGTTG